ACAGACTGACACCACTCTTCTCTATTAGGTTTGACACCTTGACCTGATGGGAAAGGAACCCTTAGATTACCATCACCATCTGTAGTTCCGTCTGATTGTCCACCACCTGTTTTAGCGGTAGTTTCACTTTCTCCACCTTCTCTATTCTCTGCACCCTCTTGTCCATCTGTAGCAGGGTTTGGCGCATATTGACCAGAACGTATACCTGTCGTAAATGGTGGATCATCAGGTCTGACGTTTTTAATAACTGTTGTCGCACCTGGGGTCTGTCCAATAGACCCCATAATAATAGGTGTTTGTTTATTACCATCTAGATAAAAACCAATGACCCAACCACCTGGGACAAGTTGTGGGTCACCACCAGCAATATTTCCAGGCGTGTAAGGACTATTGACAGGCATGATAACAGTTGCCCATGGCAAATCAGGGGTATCGAGAATGGTTTTGTCTGCTGGATGCTCTCCAACAATTCTAACCTTATATCGATATCCGCCTTTGTTATTTTCCTCGTCAGAGGCAGTGCCTTCAATTTGTCCAACCCACCAATTGAACCCATCTTGTCCGATGCGATGAACTGGTGTTAGTTGAGATAACGCCTGATCCATATTAGTCAGTCCTCATAAATTAAGCATTCGGGTTCTGATGGATTTTGATCACAATATAGTTCTAGGTATGTTGGATCGTGATGATCTCCTGCCTCGATTTCTTTCTTATGGTGCTCGACATACTCTTCCAATTCATGCAATTCACCTTCAATGTGACGACGCATTTGTGGATTAGTAGTTGGATCTTGAAGGATCTCTTTGTCCTTCTTGATATGTTCTTCGATGTTGTCCATAGGTAATTACCTCCTTTAGTTATTTAGATCCGTGTGCTGACTGCTTTCCTTTCATACCAAATGAATCTCTCATCAGTCGCAATGTAGTAGTGAACTTTCCATTTGCACCTGCTTGTTTGTCGTAACTATGAGATACTTCACCAATCAGATACTCGCCACTACTTTCTGTATCAACTGGTTCAGTCTTCTGTTCTGAAGAAGGAACCTTACTTACTAGTCTAATGTCTATTTTGTCTCCTGCACAAATTTCAGCATTTCCTGGTATTACGATTACTGCTTGCTGATTAGTAAGCATCTTAAATCTTGCCGTTGATTGTGCAGCATAGTATTTTTGTCTATCAGCATAAGAACTTGGTTTTTTTGATCCATCTTCTGGTTCTGGTGATGCTGGTCCAGGTTCATTATACCATGTCTCATGATCAATTACCATGGACATAACTCTACTAGGAAATCCCTCCAAATTCCTCTGTGAAAGAGGTATAGAACTCAATCCATCCTGTCCACCCAGATGTGCCATATTTTCCCATGCCTCACTCATGAGATAGTCATATTCACTATATTGACCTGTAGACACATTAAACATGACAACTTTGGTGCCATATCTACCTGATCTCAATCCTGTCATCAGATCAACGTCTGATGAGAATTGTGAGGTTAGAATTGTATATCTATCATCTGCTCCATCACTTTGATTAGCAACTTTTTCTACATATGGACCCCATGCTGTTGTTTCTAATTTCTTAGACTTTAATGGACTATCTTTATCGGCGCATAAACTATCTACTGCAAAGAAATTATAACCTCTATTGGTCTCCCAAAAGAAAAATCCACCACTTCCCTTCAACCTTTTACCACTAGTCTTCTTATTATCTTTGTTGAAAGCAGTTCCCCTTTTATCATTCTTGTTTTTACTATCAGTCTCTGTTGTATATTTTGCTTGGGGTGATACTGCTTTTCCTGCTAGTTTTGAAATAATATCAAATGGTCTCTCCCTATTAGGAAGATACTTCACTTCAAATAAAGAACTTTCCGAAAATATAGTTTTAGTTGATCCTAGTTCATTTACAAGTTTAATAGCAATAGATTCTGGATTTCCAACTAATGGCGCAGACATTCTTACAGTCTCATTATTAATTACTTCCTCAGAAACTAGTCCTAATGTATATGCCTGTTTGTTTTGTTGAGTATATCTATTACCAACCTTCCAAATCCTCATTATATACTCAGTTACTTCATCACGAGCATTTGTTTTTACATTGATAATTACTTTCTCTGAACCCATGATTGGAAGAGAACTTATCAATCCAGCACTATCAACAATAACTATAGTTGCAGAAACATACGGAAGCGCAACGGCTTCGACATATTCAATATTCTGAACCAATTGTTTTATTTCAAGAGGTTTATCGCCATTTGCAGGGTAGAGTTTGACACTTTTTAACTCAAAGTCCGTTGTTGATTGAAACTGTGACATTATATTATCCTCTCATCAATTGGATACCATTGAGCGTTGCCAAGACACCTTGCCCATTTACCCCATCAGCAGCAACTTCTGTTCCTGCTCTACTACTCTCTTTTGAACTTGTTTCTGGGACTACAGCAGTTACTACTACCTCTCCATTTTTTGCTGCTCTATCAGCAGCGGCAACATCAGCAGATGTAGATCCTAGAGCATTGGCAGCATTGTCACCAGCACTAGTTGGATTTATATCTTCTCTATTTTGATATCTGTTTAAGAACTCTTGTTCCAGACCTTTAGGAATTTCCTTAAGTTCTGTTCTTCCCAATCCAAAGAAACCACCACTCAATACTTTGAAACCATCATCAGTTTTTTCAACCCTGTAATTAGATCCACCCAATCCAACGTCAAGACCTTCACCAGTCTTTAGTCCAAAATCTCTACCACCTAAAAATGCTTTAGTTAGTGGTGTTGTTACTGGTTCTGGTTTCGTTTTCTTTGCTTTCGTTGCTTTGATTTCATCTAGAACTGTGCCATATGCATTATTCAATCCATCATTATCATAAACTCCTGCTCCAGCAGTTGTTTTAATTGAAGCAAACTGACCTGCTAGTCCATCATTATATTGCTCTGCAGTAATTTTTCCACTTAGATAATCTTGCTGACCTGCCATGTTTAGATAATATTCAGCAAGTTTATCTTGAGTTGCTTGATCAAATTTAGCACTCATATCAATACCAAGTGCTTCTGCTGCTTTATCTGGATATAGCATTTGATATGCACCAACTGCAGCACTTTGTTGATTTACAGGAATGCCCATAGCGGTCTGATGAGCAAGATAATCCTTTTGATATTGGACAACATCCGCAATTGACATTTTAGTAATGTCTTCATCTTTTCTTGAGAAACCGTCAAGATACCTCTTAAATGTAGATCCATAATCACCACCAGATTCTAGTGATCTGATCTTTCCTTTCAATGTGCCATCAGAAGCAGTTAAAGGACCTTTGCTAAAACCTCTAGCACGATCGCTACCAGTAGTAACAGGATTTTCTGTACTAGATTTCTTTTTATTCCACGTTCCAGGTTTCAAAATATTAAAGTCTGGATTATCTACCCATGGAAGTAAACCTTTCAACCAATCAATAAATTTCTCCCATCCATTTCTCTTATCGTAATATTCGGAAAGTCCATCTGCAGAAAGTTTGGCATATTCACTCCTGCGTTTCTTTTGGGTGCGGAACATACCTTCACCCAGTTTTTCACCAATTTTGATGGTCTCACCACCAGCACTACCACTCAAAGTTAATTCATCACCATGCATCATTGACAAATAACCAGACCTAGGTCCAGATGTAAATCCACCACCTGCCATCGATGGCATATTAGCATCTCTTGCCATCAATGCAGCATCAATACCTAAAGATGCAGCAGTTCCCAATCCAGGGATCATACTTGCTCCACCAGATGCAAGTTCCATACCAGCACCAGCGAAATCACCTGCTAATGCTCTTTGTCCAGCAAATAGTGCTGCAGCACCAAGTCCTAAGAATGGGATCTTTTTAAGACCCATCTTAAGACCACCTTTCATCAATCCTTTACCAGCACCTTTTGCTAGTCCTTTACCAAGTCCTTTTCCTAATATTCCTTTTAAACCTTTACCTAATCCACCTAAACCCTTTAATCCTTTTAGACCTTTCAGTCCACCAAGCATACCACCAAGACCGCCTAAAAGACCGCCTCCACCGCCACCAGCAGCGCCTGCTCCAACTGCTTCAATGGCAGATGTTCCAGGTCCAGGTCCCTTTTCTTCAGCGCGTTGCTCTTTAAGCATCGCTTTCTGATCAGCAAGTGCTTGCTCACTTGCTTGCATCTCCTGATTTTTTAAATTGGTATCATTTGCAGTTTGATTGTTAATTGCACTGACAATCGCTGC